GGAAATCTTGTTGGTTCAAAAGTGAATTGTTTCTTGTTCCCTATTCCAGTGGACAATCCATCCTTTGACCCAAAGTATATGTTTGCAACTGACACAACAACGTCAAAAATCATGGTTGCATTTGATTTTGACAGATTGTTTGATGAAAGCACTATGTACATGGTGACACCAACAGAAGCTGGAATCAATTTCAATGAACTTGAAGGTCTTGTTGATGTGAATTTCATCAACACAAGTGAAACATTGACTGACATCACTTTTGATGCGGTTCTTGACTATGGAACTGCATACAATCCAATCAAATTTGTTGGTGCAACAAGTGCAGATTTCCAATTGTCAGATGCTGGTGGAATTTTGTCACCAATTATGGTGACTGAATATGTTGATGGAACTTACACATTGTCATTTGCATTCAGTGCAACAATGCAATACACCATCACAATCATCAAAACTGGTTTCACTGGTTCATACACTTGGACTGCTTAATTCTTAAAAAAATGGCAAAGAGAAAACAAAAAGTGATAATTCCATTCACTGAACAAGGAATGCGAAGTTTCAAAAATGCAAATAGTGCAGTGGAATATTTTACGAAAAATGGAAACATTCCACAAAACAAAATTGTTGCACTTTTTCAAAATGCATTCATGATTGTTTCAGGGAAATATTCAGTCAATGTGATTGATTTGCAATTTTTGAAGGATGAAGAATTCAGACAAAATATGATTGAAATCTTCAAGAAAGAAGAATCAGAAACTTTTGAAAGAATATTGAATGTGTTTTCTGAAAACATGAAAATCTGGAAAGAAAAATTCACAATTCAGATGTAAAAAAAGCACATCAAACAAATAAAATGTGAAGAAAGGGAATGCAGAAATGTGTTCCCTTTTTTAGTAACTTTGTAAAATGGATTTGATGCAAACACAAATTGGTGCAGTTTTGACTAAATTTCGAAATATTCGAACACAAGACATTTGGCACAAAGTCTTCATTGACAAAACATTGTCCACAATGGTTCTTGAAATGATTAAACAAGACCAGTTGTTCAAGCAAGGAATTGATGAAGATGGTGACATCATTGGATTGTATTCTGAATGGACTGAAATGTTGAATCCAGACAAAGTTGCTGGAACACCTTACACATTGTTTGACACTGGTGCATTTTACGAATCAATGAAGATTGTTGTGTTGAATGATTCATTTGTTGTGGAAGCACAACCAATCAAAATTGATGAAGATGGAAAAAAAACAAACCTTTTTGAAAAGTATGGTGAAGGTATTATTGGACTTACTGATGAAAACAAAGAAAAACTTGCAGTTGAAATCAAACAAAGATTCATCAATGAAGTCAATAAATTACTACAATAGCATTGAAGAACTTCCATTGTGGAACTGGATGAAATGCACAAGTGGTGAAATTTGCTTTGTCAGAAAAGATTTGGTGCATGGAAATTATCTTCTGGATGAAATACACTTTGAAAAGATTTTCGATTCTTACATCAAAGAATTTGGACTTTCTGAAATGTACATCAAACTTTTGAAAACGATGCACAAAAAAACACTTCTTGAACTTGATTTTGTATTGACCAGAAACAGATTCAAATTGACAGAAGTTGAAATGCAAGTTGCAAAACTTGAAAGCATGGTCAACAACAACAAAAATGGAATGACCATTGAACAAACAATTGTTCATTTGTCAAAATGGATGAACCACTGGATTGATGCAAAAAAGGTCACAACACGTGAATATTTTGACATGATGAAGGAATTTGAAAGAAGTTTAAAAACTGCAAAATAAAAAAGACATGGCAAAGAAAATTGGAATTGAAGACATATTCAAAGAAATTGATATTTTTAAAACGATTCGTGAAAGTGCTGAATCAACAATCAAGACATTGGAAACAATGAATGGTGAAGTGATGAAAACTGCTGAAACTTTGAAGAAAGCAGTTGGTGGTGCAAAGTTTGATTCATCAAAATCAATCAATGAATTGAACAAAGCACAAGCAGAAGCAAACCGATTGATGAAAGAAGCAATTTCAATTGAAACATTGAAATCCAAAGCAAACCAGCAACTGTCAAAATCAACACAAGAAATTGAAAAACTGGAAGCACTTCATGCAAAAAGACTTCAAGAATCTGCAAAAGCAATGCAACAAGCATCAAAAGCAGAAACAGAAAGCATCAAAACAAAACGTGAACAAGCAAGATTGACACGTGAATTGGAACGTGCAGAAGCATTGAAAAACAAAGAACTTGCAAAAGCAGAAGCACTTGCAAAGAAAGAAGCATCTGCATACAGTCAACTGGTTGGAAAAACACGTGACTTGAAGAATGCATCAAAGGAACTTGCATCACAAATGATTGCACTGGAACTTGCTGGAAAGAAAAATTCAGATGAATATTCAAAACTTGCATCAAAGTATGGTCAAGTCACCAAACAAGCACAACTTGCAGATGCACAATTGAAGAAAATTGATTCATCAGTTGGTGACAATTTTAGGAATGTTGGAAACTATACTGGTGCAGTTGATAAATTGAAGAATGGACTTGGTCAACTTGGTCTTGCATTTGGTGTTGGTTCTGTCATTCAAAGTGGTGCAAAAGCACTAATTGACTTCAATCAACAAGTTGCAGACCTTCAAGCAATCACTGGTGCTGGTGGTGCAGACCTTGAATTTTATTCAGAACAAGCAAACAAACTTGGAATCAATGTGGAAGGTGGTGCAAGTGCAGTTGTCGAAGCATACAAATTAATTGGTTCAGCAAAACCAGAACTTCTTGAAAATGCAAAAGCACTGGATGCAGTCACACAATCTGCAATCACTTTGTCACAAGCATCTGGAATGACACTTCCAGATTCTGCAACTGCATTGACAGATGCAATGAATCAATTTGGTGCAAGTGCAGAAGAAGCAGATAAATTTGTGAATGTTCTTGCAAATGGTGCAAAATTTGGTTCTGCTGAAATTCCACAAATTACAGAAGCATTGTTGAAATTTGGTGCAGTTGCAAAATCAACTGGAACATCAGTGGAAGAATCAACTGCAATGATTGAACTTCTTGCTGAAAAAGGTTTGAAGGGTGCAGAAGCTGGAACTGCACTTCGAAATGTGATGTTGAAATTGTCAGCACCAGATGCACTTCCAAAAGAAGCAAAAAGAAGACTTGAAGAACTTGGAATTTCATTGAAAGATTTGGCAAATCCAGCACTTTCAATCACCGAAAAACTGAAAATGTTGTCACCTTTGATGAAAGACAATGGTGCATTGATGAAAACATTTGGTGTTGAAAATGCAACTTCTGCACTTGCATTGATTCAAAATACACAAAGAATTGATGAATTAACTGCATCAATGAACACACAAGGAACTGCAACTGAACAAGCACAACAAAGAACAAACACACTTGGTCATGCAATTATGGAATTAAAGAATTCATTTCTTGGTTTATTCACTCAAATTGGTTCTGGTGGTGGTGCAATGCAAGGTGTCATTGATGGATTCAAATTTCTTGCATCAAATATTGGAACAATCATGTCAATTGTTGTGAAATTTGTCAAAATTTGGCTGGTTTACAAAGCAACATTGAAAGCAATTCAAGCACAACAATACATCACAAATGGTGGTTTCAAAGAAATTGGAAAAACTATATTGAAAAGTATTCCAATGACACGTGCATATAGACTTGAACAGATTCAACTTGCAAGAACACAACGTGAAGTTGGTGCAAGTGCAACTGCATCTGGAACTGCAATCACTGGTGCTGGAAAAGCGATGAATGCAATTCCATGGATGGCAATCATTGGTGTTTTGATTGAAGTTGCAACTGCACTTTATGACATTGCATCTGGTGCAAAATCTGCAAGGGAACAACAAGAACTTCTTGCAAGGGCAAATGAAAGAGCAGACAAAAACATTTCAGCAGTTACACAAAGAACACAAGACTATGTGACTGAACAAAAAAGACTTCTTGATATTGAAATAAGAAATCGAAAAGCAAATGGTGAAAGCATTAAAAAACTGGATGATGAACAATTAAGACGAGAAAAACAAATTGAAGCAACTGGTTTAAATCGTTTAAAATATGCACAAAAAATAAGAAAAGAAGAACTTGCACAAAACTTGAAAGACTTTGAAGTGATTAAAAAATTAGCACTTGACAAAGAAAAATATGGAACATATACAACCATTTCACCACAAGCAGTAAAATTGCTAAAAAAAGAAGCAAAAGCACTTGGAATGAATTATGAAGATGCATATAAAGCAGTGATTGTTCCAGATTTATTGTCAAAATTAGCAGAAGAAGGAACAAAATTGACAAAAGAAATTGTCGGTTTGAATCAAGCAGAAAAAGAATTCACTGATTTAATGGATGAATCAAATGTAAAAATCAAAGAAAGTTCAATTGTTCATGAAGATAATTCTGGAAAAGTAAAAGCGAACACCAAAGTTTTGAAAGAATACAAAACAACACTTTCTGATGTCAATGACTACATTCAAGATTCAATTGATTTGATGCAACAACTTGAAGAAATCAATCAAAATCGTGCAGTGGAAGACATGACAAAACAAATTGATGCAATCATTGAAAAAGGAAAGCAACAAGCACAAAGTGGAAATGTGGTTCTTGGTGTGACATTGCAACAAGCAACTTCACCAGACCAACAAGAATCAGTTGACAAAGCAAATTTGGATGCATTGAACAAAGCAAACACTGAATTGAATTCAAAAATTGAAGAAAGGTTTGCACTTGAAGCAAAAAACTTTGAACAAAGAAAGAATTTTGCAGTTGAAAAACTTGTTTTGGACAATCAAATTGCACAAGAAGAAGAACTGAACAAACTAATTGCAGAAAAAATTGACCTTCAATCAAAAGAAGGTATTTCAACTGCTGACAAAGCAAAAATTGAAGAAGATTTCAAAACTAAAAAAGCACAACTTGACATTGAAAATGCACAAAGAGATGAAGACCTTCGCTTGAAGACAAAAATTCTTGATGAAAAACTTGTTGATGACCAGAAGAAATTGGAAGAAGAAAAAGTCAAAACAAAAAATGAATCAAATCAAAAACTTCTTGAATCACAAAAAAACTACAATAAAGATACATCTGATGAACAAGCAAAAGCAGATGAAAAAGCAATAAAAAAAGAACAAGACAAACAAAAAACGATTCAGGAAATTATCAAAGCAAGTGCAGACTATTTTATCAAGAAATCAGAAGAAAAAATTGCACAATTGGACAAAGAAATTGCAAGTGCTGAAAAAACACAAACAATGCTTGAAGACCTTGCAAAAAATGGAAATATAACTGCACAACAATCACTTGCAGAAAACCAAAAAATAATTGATGAAGCAAACAAGAAAAAGGAACGTGAACAAAAACGAATTCAAAGAATTAAACTTGCAGAAACTGCATTGACAACATATTCACAAAAAGTTGAATCTGGTTCAAAAACACCACTTGCAGACACCATCAAAGACATTGCACTTTTGCAGACTTTCATTGCTACAATTCCAGCATTTGAAGATGGTATTGAAGACACTGGAAAAAATGGTCGTGGTGTTGATGGAAAAGGTGGTTTTCATGCAATTCTTCATCCAAATGAAAGAGTTGTTCCAAAGCATTTGAATGAACAAATCGGTGGAATGTCCAATGAACAACTTGCAAAACTTGCAACTGAATCAAGGACTGGAAACATGATGAAGTCAGATTATCAATCTGCATCTGCACTTGACACTGCACTTCTTGCAAATAAGATTGATTTGTTGACTGAAACCATCAAAAACAAACCAGAAACAAACATTGAACTTGGTGAAATAACACAATCCATGATGGAAATTGTGAAGTCAACAAAGACTGGAAACACAAAAGTTTTTAACAGATACAAAATCAAAAGATGAAACATTTTTTAAATGACATTGAAATTTCACCACGAAATCGGACTGATATTGGAATCGTTTCTGATTTCACTGGAAATCCAGATGTTTTGAGATTGACTACTGACAATATAATTTTGCCACGTGAAGGAAATCAAATCATCAGAAATCATATTCAGACACAAGGTTTGTTTGAAGGTGTTCCATATAGAATTGAATTGGATGGTGGTGTTGTGTTGAATTATTACATTGACCTTCTTGATTCATCAACTAAATTCAAGAATTTTGAATGTGAAGTTGCATTGAAAAAAAGAAAAGGTCAAGATGATTTCTTTGACAAAGCATCTGGTGCAACTTTTGAATGGTTGTTGTCACAAGGTGTCACATACAATCTTGAATCAATTCCATACGTTGTTGTCAGTGAAAATCAAACAGAACAAGCAATTTCACTGATTATTTCACTTTATGTGATGGGAAAAGAACTGATTTCTGCTGGTCAAGAATATGTTGCATCAGTTTCAGAAGTGATTCAAGCAACAACACCAAATATTGGTGTTCCACCATCTTTTGACACTGGTGACATAATTGTTGCAGTTTTGAAAGCAGTTGCAAGATTATTATATTTTGCACTGGTTCTTGCACTAGTCATTGACCTTGCAACACAACTTTTTCAATTAATGTTTCCACCGATTAGGTATTTTTCAGGATGTAAATTTAAAGAATTGATGGTGAAATCATGTCAACATTTTGGATTCACATTTGAATCAACTTTGCTTGATGCATATCCAAATTTTACTGTTCTTCCAGTTCCATTGGTAAAAAATAGACAATCAATTTTTAATATACAACCAGCATTTTTTAATAATGCATTTAACAAAGGTGTTCCATCTTCATCAGACACAACACCAACACTGCAAAGTTTTATTGAAGCAATGGAAATCATGTTCAATGCAAGAACCAAAGTCAACAATGGTGTTGTCAGATTTGAAAGACGTGACTGGTGGATGAATCAAACAACGAATCAGATTCTTCCAGCACTTTCACTTCAATCAGAACGTGATGATGAATTTCAATACAATACTGATGATGTATGGAAAAGATACTATATCCATTATCAAACTGATTTCACAGATTTTCATTCAGTTGATGGAACACTTTATGACATACACAATTGTGAATTTTCAACTGAACCAACATCATTTATTAATCAAGACCTTGTTTCAATTAAAGGACTTCAAGATGTCAACATTCCATTTGCACTTGGTGCAAGAAAGGAAAAATTGAACTGGTTGGAAGAAATTGCAAAGAAACTTGCAAGTGTTGTTGATTCAGTGACTGGTATTTTTGGTGGTGGAACTAATTATGAAGCAACAATTGGTGACAGAAAAAACATTTTGATGGTTTCAAAACAGTTTTTTGCAACAACAAAAGTCTTGTGGACTGTCAATGGAAGACAACCAATCAATTTCAAAGACAAAGTCAGTGCAATCAACTTGTGGAATCGGTTTCATTTCATCAATCAGATTCAGGAAAATGACTGGATTTTGAAAAATGATGTCAGACTTCAAATGACATCGAATGATTTTGTAACTTTGCAAGACAATAATTTTGCAGAAATTGATGGTCTTATGTGTGAAATATTATCTTGTGAATGGATTGATGAAAAGTCATTTGCTAAAATCACATATCGTGAAAGAAACACTTATTCTGCTGGAAAAGTTGTCACAATTCAAATAAATGCGTAATGAAAGAAAATGAAACATTCAAAATGATTGAAGGATTGACAAAAAATCTGGAAGAAATCATCAATTTTCAAAAGAAATCAGTTGAAAAAATACCTTCTGAACACAATCATTTGAAAGTTCAAATCACAAATGACATTGAATCAATTTTGAAATCAGTCAAAGGTGGTGAAGTTGAAAAATTAATCGAAATACAAAAAAGATATGCCAGTTCAAATAGTTAGTCAGAAATTCACTGATATTTTTGGAAGTACAAAGTTATTTTATCAATCTGATGCTGGTGACTTGATAAATGCATCATTTGTTGTCAAATCATCAATTTCTGCATCAACTGCAACTGCTGGAACATCATTTGTTTTGAATCCAGTTGATAACATAATCACTGCATCTGGTTCAATTAACTTCTTGACAGAAGGTTTTAGAATTGGTGACTGGGTTCAGTTTATAAAATATACTTCTGGTGGTTCTGTCATTACATCTTGGACAACACAAGTTACAAATGTGACTGCAACTGAACTTGATGTGATTTCAATTCCAACATGGATTGATGCAACAATTGGTGAAATTATTCAAGTTATTTCACTAAATGTGACTTATGGACAAAAAAGAAAGTCAGTTGTTGTTGATGTAAATCATGTTGCAAATGGTTCAGGTGGAAGCAGTTTTTCATTGATTGATGGTGAACAAACAAGATTCACATTTGATTTGACAACTGCATTGACAACACCACAAAATGCAATTCAAATTGGAAATAAATCTGGTCAATTTCTAAGTAATGTGCAAGTGACAGATGTGACATTTGCAATCACTGGTGTTTTACCAGCATCTTCAAACATATTGTATTATCAATTTAATTTTTCAATCATTCAGTCTGGAATTTATGATTCTTCACCTTTTGCATTTGGAAATTGTTTGAAATTTAATTCAAATTTTAATTTTCAAAGATTTACTGGTGAACCTTCAAACAACTTTGTGTTGCAATTTAATGATGATGCTGACACTGGATGGTTTGATGAAGCATTCAATTCAGGTGTTCCAGAAGCAATCCTTGTTCAAGGTGTTTCAGAAATTGCATTTGATGCACCAACAACATTTGAAGTTGTGATTGATTCATCTTCACCACTTTTTGCAATTGGTTCTTCATACGTTTCAGACAATGAATTGTATTATAAAAATAAATTGCAAAGTCAGTCTTCACTTGGAATGACAATTCAGACACAAATTCCTTTGTTATTGACACCAATTTCTTCACCAACAAATCCACTTGGTGCTGGATATACATTGGAACTTTTGTCAAACACATTGGTTGGAACAATTCACACTATAAATTTAAAATTTACACCAAATGCAAATTTCAATTCATTCATTGAATCATGTGATGAAGGTGACAGATTGTTCAGACTTTGGGTAAAATATGGAAATATCAATCTTCTTGTTTTTAATGACCAGTTGATTTCAAATCCACCAATTGGTGGACTGCTAAATATGAAAGTTTCAACATTTCTTGACCATTCAGAAAATGTCACTGATTCATCAGACAATGTTGCTGGATATTCAGCAGACATTGAAGATGACCTTGCATATATTGGAAAATTTCAACTTCCATTGAATGACAATACAATTGAATCATTCACTGCAAGAATTGAAGCATTAAACACTGTCACTGGTGATTCATTCACACTGCAAAATGCATTTTTTGACATTGCATCAATTCCATTTGTTGGTGGAAAATACATTCTGAATCAATCACAACCAATCATCACAACACTTCCAAACACATCAGTGAAGAAAGATGCACTTCTGGTTCTTGATGCATCAGTTGATGATGTTGGTTTGTATGGTGTGAAAATATATTTCCCTTTCCTTTATCGGTGGGAATATTGGTTAAATCAATTGAATGCAGATTCTGATTTCTATCCAAATGAACAAACAAAAAACTGGTTTCCCTATGGAAGCACAACTAATTGGTCATTGATTCTTCATCTTGAACTTGTACGTGACAATCTTGCATATATTTTTGATGACAAAATCATCTTGAAAAATTACGATGCGAATGACAATATCAAATCAAACATTGAACTTTTCATTGATTCAACAAATCAAAATGTTGGAATTGTGACAGAAGGAATGTTGATGCGTGTTGTTGGAACACATGAACTTCTTGATGGAACTGCATGGAATCCTTCTTCAATTTGGGGAATGTTGACAGTTGAACCAAAAGAATCTGCACCACGTTGGATTTGTTCCACGATTGTTCCAACTGATTTCAATTCAATGAATCCATTGTCACCACTTTCTGGTGCATTGTGTGACTTGACATTTCCTTCACCATCAATTGCAAGAATGGAATGTTTCTTCAATCCAGATAAAATCAATCTTGAAAATGGTGTAAAATTCACAACAAAAATCAAAGGATGTTCAGAATTTAAACTTGAAGGAAAACAAAAAGCAGATGGAACTTTGAAGATGAAATCTGATGGAACTATAAAAGAAAAATCTTAAAAATTAAAAAAATGGCAAATTCAAAAATACATGAATACACTGATTCTGCAACATTGTCAGATGTTCAAAATCTTCCAGTTTTAATTGATTGTGAAGTTGAAGAAATTGGTGGTTGGATTTCAAAACAACTTGATGTCAAAAACATCATTGATGCATCAAATGACACCGGAAGAAGAACATTTGGTCAATACCATGACACAACAATTCAACTGCATACTGTTTTGAATTCACCAAAAGCAATGGAATTGAATTCAACTGACTTTTACAATGGAATGTCACTTGTCAATGATTCATTTGGTAAACCAACAATTTTGAAAGTTCCATCTTCTGGAATTTACAATCTTCAATTTTCTGCACAAATAAACAGAACAAGTGGTGGTTCAGTTGCAAAAACATCCATTTGGTTCAGACAAAATGGTGTTAACATACCAAATTCAAACACACACGTTGATGTGATTGCAAATACAACATATTTAGTTTCATCGTGGAACATTTATGTTGATTGTCAAGCATTGGATGAAATTCAATTGATGTGGTCAGTTTCTTCACTTGCAATCAGACTTCTTGCAGAATTACCAGATTTGGTTGTTCCACATCCAGCAACACCATCTTTGATTGTCACAATTAATAAACTATAAAAAATATGTGTACTTGTGTCAAAATTACGTTCAAAGTTCATGGTGAATCAACACCAACAACTATTGAAGTAAATGTTTCAGGAATTTACAATGATGAAAATTATTATTATTGGAATCATGATGGAATTGATTATTATTTATACTATGGTCTTGGTGAATGGCAAGTTTCATTTGGTGGTCTTGGATTTCCAGCATTTCAAGTTGCAACTGCATGGAAAGAATCAACACCACCATGTCCACCACTAGGTTCAATTCCACAATGGAATTCTGGAATGTTTGATGAATTCACAACAGAAGAATGTCAAACAATTTATGGTGATTGTTGTATTGAAATTGATGTATGTTGGACTGAATCAAAGGAAATTCAATGCAATATTCTTAAAACAACAAATCAAGGAAATGGAACATACACTGTGGAATTGTTTGGTGAAACATACACAATTTATTTTGATGGAACTGTTTGGTCTTTGGTTGATTCAAATTCAATTCAATATGCATATATTCCAGAAGAATTTTCTGGTTCATGTCCAGCATTTCGTTCATGGACAATCACACGTGAACCACTTTTTTCACTGACTTCGTCAGAAGTTGACTGTCAACTTTGTGGAAAAGAAGAAAGAATCTTTCGTGAATACGATTCAATCAAACTTCCAGAAAATTTTGAAGAACCAAATCGTGGATTGAAAGGATGTTGTGAATGTGAATATTTGGTTTTTGCATCTGGTTCTTCATCAACATTTGAAAATGATGTCACAAGTGCATGGATGAAATTGTCAAGTTCTTCTGACATTATCACTTTTGTTCTTGAAGATGCAAATGGAAATCCAGCGAATTTCATTCCAACACCACAACCATTCATCAAAGAACCAAATGCATTTTTCACAACAATAAACTGGAAGGATGTGTTGACTTCTGATGGTCAAGGATGCTATACATTGAAAATTCAATATGAAATCAGTGGAATTGTTGGATTTGTAATTTGGGGACATTATAAATTGCAGAATTATTCAATCCAAAACACTTTGAAGACTGCAAGGGTACGTGCATTTTTCAATGCATTCCATGAAATGGAAGGAATCAATTTCACTGATTCGAATGTTGAATCAACTTTTCGCTTTTATGGTTTCATTGGAAACAGACAACCAAATACTGAAATTGATAACATCATTTATCAGAATAGGGAAATGAAACGTGTAATTCGTGAAAATTTGAATCAATATGAAATTATTACAGACCCCGTTTTCGAATGTTTTACCAGACCATTGATTGAATTATTTTTGTTGTCTGAAAACGATTTGTTCATTTCTGACTACAATCAACACAATCATTCATATAGGATTCAGGATATTCCAGTGATTTTGGAAGAATCTGCATCACTTGACTATCTTCCATTGTCCAGATATGCAGTTTTGAAATGCAAGGTTGGTGACAAATTCAAAAATAAACGTACTTATTTCTAAAATAACTAACTAACTTTAAAAAAATTAATAAAAAAGCGTAAAAGAATGGAAAATTTGACAGATTTTATTGCATTGTGCATTGGTGTTATTGGTGCATTGTTGAAAGGAATAAAAAAGAAGTTTAGTAAATCAACAATTTTAATTGGAATGTTGGTTGCTGGTGTTTTGACATATGCAACAACTGGATTGATTGAAATGTTTTTGACTGATGTTTCTCAAAAGGTCATTATTTTAATTTCCTTTTGCGTTGGATGGATTGCAAATGAATTCACTGAAAAACTGGATGATTTTGTCAATGACTTTTATGACATTGTCATTGACTGGATTCGAAGAAAATTTAATTCAAAAAATAGAAAACCATGAAAAAAACATTAATTTTAATTTCATTCATTTTGATGACATCTGCTGAACTTTATTCAGAAACTGACATCAATGGTCAAGAAAAAGACAAAAGTCTTCCAGAAATGACAAAACCAATACAAAATGATAATTCATTGATGTCATCAGACACAATTGTGAAACACAATGTGAAAGAAATTGATGGTCATCTGGTGATTCAGGACACAATCATCATCAAAAACTTGGTTCAACACGATGTTGAAAGAATTGTTCAAGATAATTCATACAAATCAATCGAAAAAGTGATGGTCATTCTGGTCTTCACTTTTGTCATTTGTGCATTGATTTACAAAAAGAAAAAAAATGGTTAAAAACTACACAACTGAACAACTTTTGAACAAAGTGAAATCACTTCCATCTTTCAATGGATTTCCCAAAGATTTCTGGATTCTTGGTCTTCAATCACAAGAAGATTCATTCAATGTTTTTGATGACAAATTTTATCTTTTTAATGGACAAAAATTCATTTTGGTGACATCTGGAACAACCAATGCTGGAAAGAATGGTTTGATGAATTACAGTGACTACAATGCACAAGGTGTTGCAGTGGTGAAGACAAATGAATTTTATTATAATGTCTGGAAATTTGGTCTGCACAAGGGAAAAATGGAAGCATTGAAACAAGTCAAAGCATTCTTGATTTCACGTGATGGTGACAAAGACCAAAAGATTGAAGAAGGGAAATCACTTCCAGTGATTTGTGGAATCAATTTTCACGCAAATACATATGACATGAAATCAACTGAAATCAAAGAAATCATTGGTGGTTGGTCACTTGGTTGTCAAGTTGTGAATAACATTCCAAAATATACCAAAATAATTGAACTAATCAAACCACAAAAAGTTGTTTCTTATTGCTTATTAAAAGAATTCTGAAAAAATAATTAATTTTTTTTTGATTCTGAAACCATTGAATTCATTCGGTTTTTTACAAACCATGATGGTTTTAATGGTTTTTTTTTATGCTTTATGGTATCACAAAAGAAAAAAAGTATATATTTGTCATGTCAATGGTGACACAAAAAACAGATATTATGACAACAGAAACATCACAAACATCAAAAAATCAGGTTGTTAAATTTGAAAACAACATTCAAAATCAATCTAATTATGGAATCGGATTTGCAACAAAATTTTTCACATTGTGGAATGTTGTGAATGATTTTATTTATTCAGAAGTAAATGGTAAATTTTCAGTAACTGGAACAACAACGACATTCACATATTGTGGAAAGTTGTCAATTTGCAAAGACAAAGCAATTCAAAAAGTCAAAGCAAAAGGAATCAGTGAATTTTTTATTGATGAAAATCTTCGTGGAACAAGAACATGGTCAACAACTTCCAAGAATTATTGTGAATTTTACAAATCTGAATGTTCTGTTTTTCAGTTTGGAAAATACGATGACCAAAAAATTTCTGAATGTACTGACATCAAATATTTGCTATGGTATTTTTCAGAAACATCAAATAAATTTGCAAAACAAGTTCTTTTGAATTCTGGTCAATATGGTATTTTTACAAATGAAGATGGTTCAGAAGAACTTTTGTCAATTGAAATGTGCAATCGTTATCAAGAACGTGAATCACTTATTCAAACAATTAAAAAAACCATGACAATTCAGTTTGATTGTTCAAGAAATTTAGCATCAAATGGTTCACTAAAAATTGAAATTGATGGAAAATACATCACTGATGTTTTGTTCAAGCATTTTAAAGAAATGTATTACAATGGATATTCATATGCACTTCCACGAAAAGAAAATAATCCAGCATCAACAAAAATCAAAGGAAGAACATTGAAATTGACTTTAAAAGAATTTAGTCAGAATGAACAAGAAAATCATGGACATCAATTTGAAGTAATTTATTTCGAAATAGTATAAAAATATAAATAAAAAAAACAGAAATCATGACATCAAGAACAATTCAACAAGTGCAGACAGAAATTGTCAATTTGGAAAGAAAACATTCAGATTCATTGATTCCTTTTGATGCATACAATCAAGAAAGAATCAGACTGAATCGTGAATTTTATGGTTTGATTATCAATCAAGAATTTGAATGGATTTGTGAAACATGGAAGATTTGTCAAACCACGTATCAAAGAATCGGATTTCAAACACAAATCATCATTGCAACTTCTGCAAAAGAAGCAAGAATCAAACTTGACAGACATTCATCAATCATCAAAAAAATAACAAGAAAATGAAAAATTTAAGAATCAAAACAGAAAAAAAGGAATTGAAAAATGTATTCATTCCATATCCAAAAGACATCATGCAGTGCATAAAATTTTGGAAGAATCAGACATTGACACAATGTGAAGACAAAGGTGGTTCATTTAATGTCCAGTTGTATCTTGATTATCTTGAAATTAGATACAAATCATGAATAAATTTGCACCAAAAAAGAAGAACATCATCATCAAGATGCAAGTTTCAGACATCAATGATGTTGGATTTGCAATGACAATGATTTCAAATCAATTGAAAAATGGTCTTCAATACAATGAATTCAAATCTGGAAGTTGCATTGTTTCATTCACAATGGACTTTGATGAATTTTCAGACTATGAAGAAAAAGAAATTGATGGTGTATGGTATCGAATTATAAAATCAAGAATATAATAAAAAAAGTATATTTGCAAAAAACAATCAATCATGAAAAAAACATCATTCATCCTTCACATGGATGCACTTTCGGTTCTTGATGAACTGACAAATGAACAATCTGGAATTCTATTCAAAGCAATTCGTGACTTTAATTCTGGAAAAGAACCAGAACTGGATTTTGCAATGAAGATGTGTTTCATTCCTTTCAAGAATCAATTCACACGTGACTTTGAAAAATATGAAGTCAAATGTGAAAAGAATCGTGAAAATGGAAAGTTTGGTGGAAGACCAAAAAAGACAGAAAGCGAAAAAACCGACATGGTTATTTTGAAACCCAAAGAAACCAAAGCAAACCCAAAAAACCACGATAGTGATAATGATAGTGATAATGATAATGATAGTGATAATGATAATGATAGTGATAAAGAAAATGATAAAATTGTCTTCGAAATTTTCTGGAATGTTTTTGATAAAAAAATTGACAAAGTAAAATGTTTCAAAGTTTGGAAAAAGATTCTGAAATGTGAAAGAACCTTTGTTCAGGAACAAGCAAGAAAATATATTTCGACAACACCAGATGTAAAATTCAGAAAGAATCCTTTGACATGGTTAAATGGTGAATGCTGGAATGATGAAATTCAAGAAATGAAAGTTGTATCCACAAGATATATTCCAACACTATGAAAGCAGTAATTGAACAAATTTTTGGAATCATGATGCATCAATCGAAAGAAGAATGCATTGAAACTTACAATCGAATTGATGAAAGATTCTTGAAGACTGGATTTCAAAAACGAATTTATCAAGCAATTGGACAACTAATCAAACAAAAAAAAGCAGTTGACTTGTTGACAATCACAATGCAGTTCAAGGAAAATGGATGGTTTGAAAAGCAAATTGTGATTCAGATTTCAAAAATGACTTCTGAAACTTATTCATTGACCAGCATACTTCGATTATCTTCATTGTTTGAACAATGCATTCAAGAATTGGTTTTTGAAAAAGCACTTGCAATCAGAAATCAAATTGATGTTCTGCTGGAATCAGAAAACTTGACATTGTCTAAATTTCATGAAATCATTCAGACTGGAAATGATGTGAAGTTTGAAAAAAAGAAGGAACAATCAAATGTTGATGTCATTTTTGATGTTGTTCAAGACCACATTCACGCAAAAGAAGGAACAATTTGTGGAACTGAAATTGGATATTCATTTCTTCATCAAGTTGTTCTTCTTGAACCAGTAGATGTCATGGTTGTTGGTGCAAGACCAGCGATGGGAAAGACTGCATTTGGTGTTAACACAATGGTCAAAATGGTCATGCAAGGAAAGAAAGTTGCATTCTTTGCACTGGAAATGACAAAAAAGCAAATGGTCAGAAGGATTCTTTCAAATATTTCTGGAATTGATTCAAACAAAATCAAGTTTGGAAATTGCAATGAAGATGAAATGCGACAAATTTATCAAGTTCAGGAACTGGAAATCTGGAACAACATCTTCATTTTTGAAGGTTCACATTCAATCAATGACATTGCATCTGAAATGAACAAACTGAAAAGTGAACACCAGATTGATTTGTTCTTTGTTGACTACATTCAGAAAATACAACCAAAAAGTTCACGTTCAAGATATGAAGTTGTTTCTGAAATAAGCAATGGACTGAAATTGATTTGTCAGAACATTCATGTTCCATGTTTTGCACTTGCACAACTGTCACGTGATTCATCCAAAACTGGAAAAAGACCTTCACTTCCAGATTTGAAAGAAAGTGGTGAAATTGAACAAGATGCATCAATTGTTGCATTTTTACATAGACCAGAATATTTTGGTGAAACTGAAACCTACAATGGAAACGATGCAACAAATGTTTGTGAACTGATAATTGCCAAAAATCGTGAAGGTGAAATCGGAATTTTTGAAATGAAAGTTGATTTGAAAACTTCAAAATTTAATTAAAAAAAGACAATAAAATGAAGAAATGTAAAAACTGCAAAGAACCATTTGAACAAAGATTCAGTTCACTGGAAAAATTCTGCTGGAATCATGATTGCAAATTGAAAGAAGCAATGGAAAAATTATCAAAAATCAAACAGAAACAGAAACTGCATGACAAAATCAAGTGGAAGGAAAAAAAGGAATCAATCAAAACACTTCAAGACTATCTGCAAGAATTTCAAACATTGGTGAACACTTTTATCAGATTACGTGACAGAAACAAAAGATGCATTTCATGTAACAAAGCATTGAAAGCAAAATTTGATGCTGGTCACTTTTTTTCAGTTGGTTCATATCCATCAATCAGATTCGATTTGACAAACATTCATGGTCAATGTGTTTATTGCAATCAACATCTTCGTGGAAATATTCATGAATATCGAAAAAATATCACAAAACGAATCAGTCAAGAAGAACTGGAAGAACTTGAATTCAAAAGTCAAAGACCAGCAAACTTTATGAAACATGAAATCATTGAAATGATGAAAGAAATGAAAGATAAAATCAAAGAATTACGATTGAAATAATTATTTTTTTTAAGAATATTGAATCACAAAAGAAAAAAAGTATATCTTTGAAGAAGAAAATCGGACATCATGAACAAGAAAAACATTAAAAACACTGAAAATCAAGCACTTGACTTCATTAAGTCATTGAATACCATCATTGAAGATGGTGAAAAATACAATTGCAGAAATGAAAAATACTTTCAAGAAACGAAAGAATTCATGAAAAAGAATCATCCAGAATTGTTTTTGAATGAAGATTCTGAAGATAATATTGTTTTTGACTTTTGTGAAAAGAAACATCAAGATTTAGTTCTTGCATACAATTTGAAAAAGACAATTCTTGATGTAATTGAAAACCATAAATAAGTAAATAATAAATCAATATAAAATGGAAAAACAGAAAAGAACCAGAAGACCGAATCTGTCAACATCGGACTATCTTGAAGCATTCAAGAAGATGAAAATGGAAATTGAATTGAATCCAAAAGTTAAGACTTCAAAGATTTGCATTCAACTTGGAATTTCAAAAACATCAATTGCAAAATTGAAACAACTTGGAATCATTAATGAAACTGCACATGGTTTGTTTTGGTCTGGAATTGCACCAACAACACAAATGGTCAATTCAGTGAAAAGTTTGTACAAAGTTCCAGCAGTCAAGAAGACTTCAAAAAGGTCAAATGGAACATCAGAACCAAAAAATCATGCACCACAAGGTGAAATTGAATTCAAGGAATCAATCATTGAAAAACATTGGAAACAACAAGTTCCAGAATCAAGACTTGCAGAATCAATTGGAACATGGAATGAAAGATGTTCAAATCAAATTGCACAAAAGACTGGAATGTTCATTCAGGATGAAACACCAGTTGATGCATCACTTGTTTCTGAATTTATTCAGCATGATGCACCAGATGCACCAAAAAAAGTAACACAAAAAAGAACCGTAAAATCAAAAGAAATACTTTTTGAATTAAAGATTTTCGGTTTGAAATTATTCACAATCAAATTTTAAAAAACATGAATCAAGAAAAAAAAGTGAATGAATTGACACCAATGGAAAAATTGATGTATGCAATCACAGAAATGAAAGAAGGAACGAATGACACCAGAAAGAAGAAAGTGTTGTCAGATGTCACAGAAATGATTCAAAACATCATTTTGAATGACATTGAAGAAAATTTGTTCATTAAGTTTTATGTGATGACCAGATTGTTTGTCATGGATAAAATGACAGATGAAGATGTTGATATGTGCTATCTGGAAGCAAGTGCATCGTTTCAAGTCATGTTTAATGCAAAAAGTCTTTTTGAAGATTCTGAATGGTCAAAATAAAATATAGAAAAAATGGAATTCGAAATACAAAAAACAGAAACACCGATTGAACTATTCAAAGCACTTGAACAATTTCAATCAGAATGTCCAATCATTCCAAAGGGAAAGAAAGGATTTGGATACAATTACGCTGAACTTTCAAAGACAATTGAAATTATCAGACCAATTCTTCACAAGAATAACATTGGATTCACACAATTGATTTATGGAACTGGAAATTTGAAGACAATCATCTTTCACACTGAATCTGGACAATCATTGGAAAATGACTTAATTCTTCCAACTGTAATTGAAATGAAAGGAATGAATCTTTTTCAAACTGATGGTGCAAAATTCACTTATTACAAAAGATATTGTCTTCTTTCAATGTTGTCAGTTTTTAGTGAAGATGAAGACATTGATGCAAAAGGTCAAGTTAAACAACCAGAAGCACAAAAACCAGCACAAATACCATTGAAAAGAAAGTTGAATGAACATCAATTCATTTCAATTCTTGGTGCAATCAATGCTGGACAATACACCAAAGAAGAAGTTCTTGCAACTTTTGATTTGTCACCAGAACAAAAGGTCACAATCGAATCAATTAATCAGTAAAAACAAAAAAACAATCAATCATGGAAACAAAAAATCAATTCATTGCAAGGGCATCACAAATTGGAAAATTGATGACAAATGACAGAAGTGGAAAACAAATTGGTGCAACTGCAATGACTGCACTGAAAGAAATCGTGATTTTTGACAAATACGGTTTCAGAAAGGACATCACAAACAAATATTTGGAAAAAGGAATTCAGAATGAAAAGACATCAATCAAACTTGCATCAAAGGTTTTGAACTGGTTTGATGTGGATGCAGAAACTGAACAACAAAGACTGGTGAATGATTTCATCACTGGAAAACCAGACATTAACACAAAAGCAGTTCTTGCAGATGTCAAATCATCATGGAATGCATTGACATTTCCAATGTTTTATGAAGATGATGAAGAAAATGACATTCCAAATCAAGACTATTTTTATCAAATGCAGTCTTATTGTTGGTTAACAAACAAAAGTCAATGTGAATTAGTTTATTGCTTGACTGATTCACCAGAACAAATGATTCTGGATGAAGTCAATCGTGCAGTCTGGAAGAATCTTCCAAATCCAATGTTTCAAGACTTCACACAAAGCGAAATTGAAGACCATTTTGATTTGGTCATCAGACAACAAATGACATTTGGAAATGTTCCAGATGAAAAACGTGTGAAAAGATTTATCATTAAAGCAGATGAAGCAGTCATTGACAAAATGAAAACACGAATTGAACAATGTCGTGAAATTTATTCAAGTTTATATTCAAAAATTTAATATCAAATCAAAATGCGAAGAAAAATAATAAGAGATTATATAGAATGGTCAAGAAATTGTGGAAAAGATGTTTTCTATATTTTTGAAGAAACAGAAGAAGCAATTGAAACATTTTTAAAATTAAAACAACAAGAATCAGTAGAAGAACAACTAATCAAGCAAATGCAGTTATTTGAACATTTGGAAGTCATGCTTGAAAATGGTCAAAATATTAAACCAGATTCATTGATTAGAAGTCAAATTCAAAGAACAATCGGTAAAAATATTTAACAATTTAAAAGCAAAGTAAAATGGAAAATCCAATCATCAAAATATCTGGTCAAGTGATTCATATTTCACCACTGGAAGTCATGTCAGAAAAATTCAAGAAACGTGAATTTGTAATTCAGACAGAAGGAAAATATCCACAAGAAATCCAGATTCAGGTGACACAAGACAAATGTGACCTTCTGAACAATCTGAAACAAGGTGACATCATTGATGCATCAGTCAACATTCGTGGAAGGTCTTGGACATCAAAAGAAGGAATCAAAAAGTGGTTTAATTCAATTGAAGCATGGTCAATCAGTTTTGGAAATCCAAATGGAAAATCATTTGAACAAAAAACTTTTCAACAACTTGACCAAAAATCATTTGAAGACCAGTCACAAGGAAAGAAATCATTGAATGACTTCATTGAAGATTCATCAAATAATTAAGAATAAGATGGCAAAAAAAACTGCATTACAAGAATTTATTGAAGCAATCAGCAATTCAGGAATTGTAATAATTAATCAAACTTTGATTGATAATTGTTTAGAAATGGAAAGGCAACAGATTGAAGATACTTTTACGTCAAGATGTATGAACTTTGTTTGTAGTGAAACAAAAAACAATTGTAGTTGTGGCATAGATTATTACAATAAAACCTTTAAATCAGAAAAAAAATGAAATCAGAAGACTTGAAAGAACTTAATGAAAATGTGAAATCAATGATTCAATCACATATTGACAAGAATCAAATCACATTGACTGAATTTGCAAGGAATGCAAAGATTCACCAGTCACATCTTTGGGAATTTATGAACACCAAAGACAGAAAGAAAGGAATGCATTCATCAACACTGGAAAAAATTGGTGAATTCTTGAATCAAAAGTAAAATGAAAAAGATGCATGAAAAAAAAATGCATCTTTTTTTATCTTTTTTGTTATAATAAAGAAAAAAAAGTATATTTGTGAAGTCAATGGTGACGAAATAATGAAAAAACAGAAAAAATGAACAAGTATTCAAATCTTAATGAAAAAGAAATCAGTGTTTTACAAGCAATTGTGAATGCATCTGAAAAGTCAACTGGTGGTGAATTTACCTATTTTGATGAAGTGATGGAAGAAATCACTGAATTGAATGAAAGACAAGTCAAAGGTTATCTTTCACAATTGTCACAAAAAAATTACATTTATATTTCTGATGATGAATTTCATCAAATTTGTCCATCTGGTGATGCTGAATTTTTAACTGATTACACATTTTAAAATTAAAAAATCAGACTGGTGTACACTGCACCAGTCTTTCACACTTTAAAAACAAAAATCATGACAACAAAAATGACAAAACAATTTCTTGACCTTGCAAATAGATTTGCACTTCATGGTCAAAAACACAATTTTAGTGCTGGATTCACTGAAATAACAATAAATAATTCAAATTTTATTGCAAAATTATATTTTTCAGATAATTCATTAAAAGAATGGTCTTGTTATTTTCAATCTGAAATAGATTTTTTCAAAAAAATTGAAGTTCAAAGTTTTTCATCTTGCATTACTTTTTGCTATTTGATGAAACAATCTGAATTTAATGAAATGATGGATATTTTCACCAAAAAAATTCAAGAATTGGAATCAAACAAAGTTTTGATTGATGAAAACAACAAAAGAATTCAGTCAAAAATCAATCAACTTGAAGAACAAATTTCTGAATTATCAAAAAACTTGAAGTCATGAACAATAGAAACTGGAAACTAGAAGTTGACCATCATCAAAATGATGAAGGATTTGGAACAATTTCATGGAAGGGAAAAACAAATTTGATGTTTCAATTCACTTTTGACATCAATACAATTGGTGACATTGATGTCAAACTGCATTCATTTGAATTCGATGATGAAAGAAACCATCTGGTTCAAATCAATCAAAGGAACATCACATTTCTTTGCAATCTAATTGCAGAAATCATCAATGAAGATGTGACTGCATTTGGTTTTGATTTTGATGACCAT